CTCGACGAAGAGACGGACGCCGAGTTGCGTTACCGTCGCGAGCTAACGCTGTCCCAGGCTGGCAACTCCACCGTGGAAGCCATCCGCGCCAACATGTTGACGGTGACGGGGGTGGACACTTGCACGGTGTTTGAAAACGACACTAGCGTCGTCGACCCCAACGACGTTCCGCCGTACAGCATCGAGGTGCTGGTCTACAGCGAGGGCGCCCCGGCCTACACGGCGCAAGACGTAGCCGACATGATCTGGGCCAGCAAGCCCGCCGGGACCGGCACCTACGGCACGGAGACGCCCGTCACCGTCACAGACAGCCAGGGCAACGATCACGAGGTTTCCTACTCTGAGCCCAACACCGTCGCGCTCTATATCGACGTGGATATTACAGTGGATTCCGATTATACTGGTGACGAGGACGTGGAGCAGGCGATCGCGGACTGGGCGCTCAATACCCTCCAGGTGGGGCAAACGGTGTACGCTTCAGACATCATCAACGTGGTAGCCGACATCGTTGGCGTCGTCAGCGTAGACGTGGGTAACGTATTCGTGGACGACTCCGGTTCACCCGCTACGACCTCATGGGTTGCTGGCGCCCGTGACCTTGGCACCGTCAGCACAACGAACGTCAACATCACATCAACATGAGCAACCAAAACACAGAGCACAAAGCGATCGCGCTACGCAGGATGCTGGAGCAATTCCAGGGGTCCGACGTGCAGACGCTCGCCGGCACGTTCTTGGATCAGGTACAGGCGTTCGAAGATGCCATCTGGCCACTGCTCGGGGAGCGCGGGCTTGCCAACGCAACAGGGCATCGCCTCGACGGCATTGGACAGATACTCAACGTGTCCCGGGGCGGTCGGGACGACGCCACTTACCGAAAGGCGCTCGAGACAGAGGCTGCAATCCTAAACAGCGACGGCACTGCTGAGGTCGTGCTGTCACTCGTTCACGCCCTGGTGGAGATGCCAACGGCGGATTACGAGTTCGTCGAGTATTACCCAAAGACCATCTACGTCCGCCCGGTTGATCATGTGATATCGGTTGACCCGGACTACGTGGGAACCAACCTGCGCCGCGCAGTGTCGGCAGCGACTGAAGTTCTGTTTGTCTACTCGTTCTTGCCAGACGCAAACACGTTTCAGTTTTCGACAACCACATCCTCGGAAAACGGCTTTGCGGATACGGGGTTTGGGGAGGTGTATACGGACCTTGGGACATGGCTCTACGACAGCGCGAGCACGTCGCTATCCGGGATCACCAGCGGCACTTATCGGTTCAACCACGCCGACATCACCAAGGCCACGCAGATGTATATCCACGACGAGGATGCGTCGGTGACAGACAAGAGCGCATTCCTTGCGGCGCTGGACGTTGCAAGCGGCTCGTCGCTGTCTCTGTATACGGTGAGCCAGTCTGCGCACATTTACATTTCAAACGTGACCGACAACACGGGCACGTTCACGTTCGACATCACCGTGACTCAGGAAATAGGCACGATCCCCTATGCAGAGGTGACTGTACTCAGTGCTTCCAACACGGGCGGATACATGGCGGGCAACGCATAGGATAAGGATATGGCAAAACCAACAAAGAGGATTCTTGACTGGGCTTCTAGCGGAAACGCGGTGGACCCGGGTGCAAGCAAGGAAGCAAACGGCTGGTTTATCGCAGAGCGACCGCCCGCGTACTGGTGGAACTGGATACTCCAGAGCATCGGTGATTGGCTGTCATATTTTGAGACGGAGACGGACCTCCGCTTGCCCGTGGCCTACGGCACAGTGGTCACTGTAAACGCCGGCTCGGCCACGGTCACAGCAAACAGCTACAATGTTACGACCCCCATCAAAACGTCCACCTCTGTTGAGGTTCCGTTTCTCAGCGCGCAGGCGAGTGGCGATTACTGTGTGGTAGTCACATCGTCCAACGGCTCGATCGATCAGGTCGCAAGGGTCACCGTCAAAGCGACCTCCGGTTTCATTTTTGAAATACGGGACATCAGCTCTGACACGATAGTGAATCCCAACAGCTTTTCCACAGAGACCGACTTCGTGGTGTTTGGGAGCGGCTAATAACCATGTCGGATCAAAGCAAACCCCAGAGGGCCGAAGTCCTCCCCATCACACGGACCAAGTTCACGCCGGACATGGAGCGGGAGATCGTGATGCTGTTTGAGGCCACGCCGTCGTATACCCATGTGGCGGGCATCATCGGCATTGACCGAGGGACGCTGGCCAAGTGGGTCCGTCTTGGCGAAGAGGGGGACGACCGGTACGCGGCACTCGCCATCGGCGTCAACCGGGCGAGGGCTGCGCATCATGAAAAGTACATGACTAACCTGATTGACGTGGCTACCACCGCGGAGCCGCGCTCCTACAACGCCAAGGTGAGGGCGCTCGAGATGCTGCTCAAGAACCAGTTTCCAAAGGAGTGGGGCAACGAGATTTATGTACGTGCCGCGATTGATAAGAAAGTGGACGGCATTGACCTCAAGCTCATGCCGCAGTCGATTCTTCGGGAACTGACCAAGGTGGCCCGAGCCGTCAAGGCAGCCAACGACGGGGCCGATGAAAAGGAAGTCAAGCGACTGCTCGACAAGGTGAAACTCGGCAAGGGACCGAGCGCAGAAGATGGATCTAGAGAAACTACTAGCGACGAGTAACGACGAGCTCCAGATCGAGCTGGACCGCGAGGCCGCGGCACGACCCGGGGGTTACTTCGACTTCTTTTGTGCTGCGTGGCCGCAAATCGACCCGACGCCGCTCAAGGAGGAGAAGTACGTCAAGTTTGTCTGCGATCACGTAGAGGCGCTGATGCTTGGTCGCCTCAGCACGCGCCGTCTGCTCGTCAACATTCCGCCCGGGCACTCCAAATCCATGAGCTGCGTCGTCATGTCGCTGCCGTATCTGTGGACCATCGATCCTACCGCCTACGTTATCTACGCCCACAAAGACCTAGACCTGGCTCGGGACATGGCGCGCAAGACGCGAATGCTCGTCCAGTCCGAATGGTATCAGGAGCGCTGGCCCGTCCGCATCATGGACGACGCCAGGAAGGTGGACCGCTTCAGCAACAACCACGGCGGCGGGAGGGTTGCCTGCACTGTAAGGCAGGTGATTACAGGGGCGCACGCCAAAGGGAAGCACGGCGGGCTGATTGTCATCGACGACCCCAACAAGCCCGACGAAACGCTGAACGACTCCGAGGATGTGGCGTATTGGTATCGCGCCGTTCTGCCCACTCGCTTTAGCAGCCTGGGGAGCAGCCAGATTTGTATCGTGCAGCAGCGCATCAGCCAGCGTGACCTCAGCGCCCACGTTCTCGACTCAGGCGAGGAGTACACCCACGTATCTCTGCCTCTCGAATACGACCCGGACCGCAAGTGCGTCACGGAGATTGGCGAGGACTGGCGCACGGAGAAGGGCGAGATACTGAGCCCGCTGCGGACCACGACCGCAGACGTGCGACGGCTGGAAGAGGTGTTTGACGACCCCCGTCTTGCCCATGCGCAGCTCCAGCAGAAGCCCGTTCCAGACGATGGCAACATCTTCAAGGTGGAGCACTTTGAGGGGCGCTACGACGCGATACCCAACACCGTGCAATACACCATTTCTTGTGACCTGACGTTCACCGGGGAGAGCACCAGCGACTATGCCGTGCTCCAGATTTGGGCGCGTGGGCTTGCGGACGGCAAGCACTACCTCGTGGGGCAGACGCGAAAAAAGATGGGGTTTGTGGAGACGGCCAACGCCATTCTCTCGCTGCTCCAGTTCTACAAGCGCGCCAACGTGTTGATCGAAAAGAGCGCCAGTGGTTTCGCGGTTCTCGAGATACTGAAAGAGGCTGGCGTCGAGCGCCTGTTTGAATTCAAGACGGGGCGCAGCAGCAAGGAAGCGCGGGCGGCTACCGTTTCGTATCTGTTCGATCGGGGCGACGTTCGTTTTCCGCGTCATGCCGTTTGGCTTGATGACTACATCGCAGAGTTGACCGGCTTCCCGGCCATGCGCCACGACGATCAGGTGGACGCCACGACGCAGTACCTCGCATGGATTACCGGCGAGAAACCC